TGTTCGATAAAATGGTGGAGCGTTGCAATTCAGAAATCAGCAAAATAATATTAGGGCAAACAGGCACAACTGATGAAAAGAGTTATAGTGGTTCGGCTAATGTACACGAAAGTGTTGCTGCTATGATTGCAAAGCAAGACACGTTAAAGATGCAGTTTATCATTGAAGACCAGTTAGTGCCGATGATGATTCGCAATGGTTTTGATTTAACAGGTTGCACATTTAAGTATGATGATAGTGAGAATCTGCCATTGATAGAGCAAGCAAAGATTGATGCTTCATTTATGCCATACGTTAAGTTTGAACACGAATATTTAGAGCATAAATACGGAATCGAATTGCAGGATGAAGAAGAAGAACCAATCGAAACCGAAAACGAAAACGAAAGCGAAAACGAAAGCCAACTTGAAAACATTGCAAAACGATTAAGAAACATATATAGCTAATGTGCGGCTACTGCGACATATTGAATATTGATAAGGAGGTTGACCCACCAACACCGTTTGATGAAAACGATTTTAATCGTATGTCGAATGATGTTTGGATAGGTGCGATTAATAACCAAGTGTTGCCAGAGGGAATTTATTTAAAGACTGCAAAATATTTAAAAGATGGAATTGATTTGGCACCAGTAGTTGATGAAATATTAGTTGCTGATTTAACGAATAACATCTACATATTTAGCGGTGCTAAAACCTACCAACAAACAAGGGCAATGACTGCAATGTTAGCAGACCCCGAATTGCAAAGTAACTTCTATAAGTTCAAAGAGGCAGTTAAACCGATGTTTACGCTATACAATGAAGATTATTTGCAAGCCGAGTATCAAACCGCTAAAGCATCAGCACGTATGGCATCCGATTGGAAGCGTATTGAAGCCGATGCCGATGTGTTGCCATTATTGCAATATCAAACCGTTGGTGATGGCAGAGTAAGACCAACACACCAAGCATTAGACAACATCATTCGCCCGATCAGCGACCCGTTCTGGAAACAATACTACCCCCCGAATGGGTGGCGTTGTCGTTGTACCGTAATACAACTATCAGAGGGGGAAGAAACGGATTTGAGTGGATTTAATCCACCCGATGATGTTCCGCCATTGTTTCGTATGAATGCAGGGCAAGATGGTTATGTGTTTAAAGAAAAGGGCAAAGACAAGCACCCTTACTTTGACATTGCAAAGGGTGACAAAGAAATGGCTAAAAAGAATTGGAATTTACCGATACCGACATAATGAGCAAGTCCAATAAATTCGATTTAAAACAGGTAGAAAAGAAAGCGCGTAAAGCGATGGAAGCGGCTATTGTTGATGTTGGTAACACTGCTAAAGTATTCTTTGTTGATTCGTTTAGGAAGCAAGGGTGGGATGACCAAAGTGTGCAGAAATGGAAAGCTCGTAAGCGCAAATCATACAATACTAAAAGCGGAAAAAAAGTTGATGACACAACAAGGGCGATATTAGTTAAGACTGGTGATTTACGTAGAAGCATAAAGAGAAACCCTGCAAATCGTGCTGCTTTAAGCATTAAAATTTCAACTGATTTACCTTATGCAAAGATTCATAATGATGGGGGAACGATAAATAGAGCAGGATTTAAAGGATTAATGTATTATCGTGAAGTTGCAACGAACTTAGCAACAAGGAAAACACAAAAGAGGTTTGCAAGAACAAAAGGAATGAAATCAAGGAAAGCAACACACGCAATGGAGATAGATGTTAAAGCATTTGCTATAAATATGCCCAAGCGTCAATTTATGGGCGATTCTTACAACTTGAATGAGAAAGTAAAAGCAGTTATTGTTAAACGATTAGATAAAGTATTTACATAATGCAATTAGCAATATATAATCAATTAAAGGCACGTATCAGCACACTTCAATCATTGAAGTATGTTGCACTATGGAACAACCAATTTGAGCGCGAGGATGTGAATATTCCATTTAATTATCCTTGTTGCTTTATTGAGTTCCCATCTGCCGACTACATTGAAAATTTGCAAGGGCAACAACAAGGCACAATGTCAATAGCTTTGCATTTAGGTTTTGAAAGCTATAAAACAGAAGACACCGATGTATTGCAACTAAAACAAGACTTAAATCAACTGATACATGGTTGGTCAACACCTTACAACAGTAGATTCCTGCGCAGAAGTGAAATTCAATCGGCAGACCATACCAACGTACAAGAATTTATTATTACTTACACAATGCAAGGATTCGACTATTCTGCAATGGATGGGCCAACAACAGAGGTGTTAGTTACAACATTGGTTACAAACAACAGTCCACAAATGGAAGACGATGTTATTCGCACTGGATTTATTCCTGAATCAATAGCGTTAACGAGTGAATTAGGTTACGAATTATTAACAGAAACAGGTTATACACTTATAATACAACAATAAAATGGCAGAGCAAAAAATTTCCGAGTTACCAGCAGCAGGCGCAATTACAGGAACTGAAAAAGTAATAGTAAATCAAAATGCAGTTACATCAATAACAACTGTTAATGCCATCGTTGGTTATACAACTGCAACAGGTGCAACAGGATCGTTTACTACCGCTAATGGCAAAACAGTTACCGTAGTTAAAGGACTTATAACATCAATTGTATAATGGCCCGCACAGTAGCACAAATTAAACAATCAATGTTGGATGCAAAGAATGCAGACCCAACATTGTCGGCATTGACCTCAACAAGTCAAACTGCCAAATGGAATCTATATTATTTTATCGTAGCAAGTTGCATAGCTATTTTTGAGCAGTTGCAAGACCTATTTAAAACAGATTTAGAAGCCATCGCAAGCACAGCAGCACCAAGCACACCGCAATGGACACGTAACAAAGTTTTAAAGTATCAAAAAGGCGATGTTGCTCAATTGAACACAACAACATTTACTGTTGAATACCCAACTATTAACACTGCTAATCAAATATTGACAAGGTGTGCAGTAATAACCGCGCCAAACAGAACGGTGTTAATTAAGGTTGCTAAATCAGACCCACCTGTGCCAGTTTCAGTTGGTGAATTAGCCGAGCTTCAAAGTTACATTGAAACATTTAATCCTGCGGGCATTGCATTCACTTTAATCAATGAGAATAGCGATAAGATGGAAGTGGCAGCAACTATTTACTACAACGGTCAATATTCAGCAGTAATAAGCACAAATGTAGTAGCAGCGTTAAACAATTACATGGCTACCTTACCATTTAATGGTGTTATAAGCACACAAGCAGTTGTTGATGCAATACAAGCGGTTGAGGGTGTTAATTCGGTATCATTAACACGTATATTAGTAAGAAAACATACGGTTGGCTATGGGTTAGGTGTAACATTATATAATCTTTCAACTGGTGTTGATAGTGTGCAATATCAAACTATTTCGGGCTATGTAGCACAAGAAACAACTGCAACACATACCTTTGCAGATACACTATCTTATATTGTACAATAATGAGTTCAATCATAAACACCGATACATTCGCAGTCAACTTCTTGCCACCAAAGAAGCGGCTGCCGATTTATAAGGCTTGGACTAAAACACTTGTTAAACCATTGCAAGTGCTATACAACACAATGTTTGGCACTTTTAAAGATGGGAATGCAGCAGCATTGTATAGCGGTGCAACTGCCTATGCAGTAGGTAACCAAGTGAAATACACAGACAAAGCAGTGTATCAATGTTGGGTAGCAAGCACTGGTAATTTGCCAACAAACACAAACTATTGGTTTAAGATTCAAGACAATTTTGTGGGCATCGAACCGAGATGTAAATACAATGCACAACACATCTTATTTGAGTGGGCATTAAATGAGTGGTTTGGCACTACGTTTGTAAACACACCGGGTAGTAGTGATATATGGATAGGCCCGGGCAGTCCAAGTGATGTTGTGCTTTACGTTGGATTTACAGAGGTGAATAGTTCGTTAATAGTTTATGGCAATGGCGAAGCACAAACATTTATACAAGCTATAAACATTGCAAACACAGGTGATGAATTTAGTATTAATGTACCTATTGGTGTGGCTAATGCGTTAACAATACCACCTGCAACAGATATTGCACCGAATATTAGCGCAAACAATGAAAATATTATTAGGCAAATTGCCGACCTGTATAACTATGCAGGCATAACTTATAATTTAATTACATACTAATGAAAAAAGTAAAATTCACAGACATTTCAAGTACAAGTGCAATGCCATTCAAAAGTGGCACATTAGCACATTTACAAGCGGCTTACCAAGAATCTGATTTAGATATGATTCAAATGTTAATAGCGCAAAATGATACAGAGGTAAATCCTGCGGTTTTATTACCTCGAATTATGTATGGTTGTAGAAAAGTTGGTTCAAGTATATCTATTGGTTGTATAGTTTATGGAGATGAAATATTTAGATGTTTCGCAACAACTGGTTTAACACCCGGAGTTGGTCAAACAATTGTTGGCACTGTTACAACAACATACGTAACTGCTGCTAATTATGACCCTGCATTATTTTCAGATGGCACATCAAATAATGTGCATGAAATTAGAAGAATAGTTTGGAGTGTAGGCGCACCCGGTAGTGGTGACTTTAATTTTGATGACTTATTACTTTATGGTCAATTTAATACTATTGCATTTAATTCAAGTTACTTATCTGCATCAAGTGGCACATTAACATTGCCCGGTGGTGCAGCAGATTGGAATGTTAAATATAGACAAGAGGGCAGAACCATTTGGATTGATTACGCAATAGGCCCAATGACATTATCAGGAAGCAATGCAAGTGCAATAACATTAACTTTGCCATTTACTGCTAATTTCAAAAGTCAATTTAACAACGGTGCTTATTATGAAAATTTAGCAGGAAGTCCAACTAAAGGATTTGCAATTGGTTTTACTATTGCAGGTTCAAAAGATATAAATTTTACATTGCCAAGCGGCAGTTGGACAATAGGCACAGGCATACAAATTTATGGTCAAATTACTGCTGAATTAGCTAAAATAGCGTAATCTAAAACCTATTCTTGCCATAATGCTCCGATAATATTTCTTTGAGCAAATAAGATTCTTTGGTGCCAGTACGTTCTACTTCATCAAAGAATTTCTTTTTTAATTCGCCTGTTAAGTGAGCAGTTACGCGAGCTTTCGCGGCTTGTTTCTTCTCTGCTATATCGTTTTTGGGATTCGCCATTGTCAAATATTAGTTACTAAACATCACAAAATTAGTAACTTATTTGAATTGAAGTGCAAATATGTAACCATTTTTGTACAATGAAAATCACGAACATATCCAACGAAGTAGCCACAATGCTTATCTATAAGCATATCGGCAATATAGATGGTATGGATAATGGCATCAACGGTGCTTGGATTGCTGAGGATATTCAATACATTAACGATAACTATTCGGATCAAGTTAAGTGCATCAACATACGTATCAATTCAATCGGTGGAAGTGTTGCCGATGGGCTTTCAATCGTTAGTGCAATACTTAACAGCACTATACCTGTAAACACTTATATTGATGGCATGGCTTATTCAATGGCTGGTGTTATTGCGATATGTGGCCAAAAGAAATACATGGCCGATTATGGCACGTTTATGATGCACAACGCAAACGGTGGTAGTGATGAAGAAGTATTGAATTTAATCACAAATAGTTTAGCAAAAATCTTCGAACGCAATACAAATCTAACATTAGATAAGTGCAAAGATTTGATGGCTAAAGAAACGTGGATGACTGCCGATGAGTGCATGAGTTTAGGCATAGTTGATGAAATCATAGAAACAAAGAAAATGAAGCCTGCAATGAACGCAACTGTGCGCGAGTTACATGCAATCTACAATAAAGTAATAATTAAAACAGAAACCAAAATGAATAAATTAACTGATTTATTAAAGCTATCTAACGAGGCAAGTGAAGAAGCCATCGTTGAAGCGGTTAACGCTAAAGATGCACGTATTGCTGAATTAGAAGCAAGCATCGAAGCACAAAGCAACGAATTACAAGCATTAAAAGATGCTAACAACGAAGCGGTACAAGCAGCGAAAGTTGAACTTATTGAAAACGCAATAAAAGAGGGTAAAATTGCTGATGCAAGTAAAGAAATTTACTTGACTTCTAACAAGTCAAACGATGAATTGAAAGATGTGTTTAGCAAACTTACACCCGCATACACACCTATCTTTGAAAACAAAGCAAACACACCAGCAGCAGTTGCAGGTCGTGAGTCTTGGACTTTCAACGATTGGTCAAAGAATGACCCAAAAGGTTTAGCAGAAATGAGAGTAAACGATGCAGCATCATTTGAGGCATTGATTAACAACTTGCCTGCTAACTTGTCACCAAACTACAACCCATCAACCGATAAAAAATTCTAATTATGGAAGCAATTTGGAACGCAAACCCAACGGTTGACATGCTATATTGTTTTGAAGATGGCAATTGCTTCATCAAACATAGTGAGGCAGCAAGTTATGCGCAGTCAACCAATAATGCTTATGTAGTTAAAGTAAGAGAAATTCAAGAAGAAATCAAACCAATAAAAACAAATAAAAAATAATGGCAACAATCAACAACCCATTTGGCGCAGCAGGCACGTTAACGATTGCTGCCACAGGCACAACTGCCGCAACAATTAGCAACAACGAAACCGTTGTTACATCGTTAACTACCTTAACTGGTAACGCAACACTTGACTTAACGCTTTCAAGCGAATTAAAAGCGGGTGCAGCATTACATTTAAAAGTAAAAACAAACGGTTCAGAAACATTTACTTTCGGAACTGGTATCGATGCTCCAACAGTTACAGGATCAGCAGGTAAAACATGGTGTCAATCATTTTTCTATGATGGAACAGTATTTTTACCATGTGGCGCAAAAATTCAAATAGATTAATTATTCACGTAAAAACAAAAAAACAAAATGGCATTAATAAAAGAAATTTGGGTATCAGATGTACAAGAAGCATTAAACAGAAATGCTGACTTCTTACCTTACTCAGTAGATCATTCAGCGTATATCGCATTCGGAACAGTACACGTTCCACAATCAGGTTCAAACCCAACGGTGGTTAAGAATCCTGCAACTTTCCCTCTTTCAATTAACGAAAGAACAGATACTGACCGCACTTATTCATTAAATCAATTTGCTTTAGAGCCTGTGTTGATTACTAACTTGGATGAATTGCAAATCAGTTATGACAAGCGTCAAAGTGTACTTGGTCAACAAATCACTACGCTTACACAACGTATTGGTGATGAAGTTGCTATCTCTTGGTCTGCAACAGGTGCAGCTAACATCGTTAGCACAACAGGTTCAGCAGTTGCTACATCATTAGCACCGGGTGCAACTGGTACTCGTAAGGCAGTTACACTTGCTGACATTGCTTCATTAGCAAGCAAGTTAGATAAGGACAATGTGCCAAGACAAAATCGTAAGTTGTTAATGAGTACTGATATGTTTTGGGAGTTATTCCAAATCAGTGATGTAATCAGAGCATCTTACAATGGTTTCCAAAACCAACCAAACGTATTAGCAAATGGTATCGTTGCAATGCTTTACGGATTTGAAATCATGATGCGCCCAGTAGTATCAGTTTACGCAAATACCGTAACTACACCAAAAGCGTTCGGTGCTGCTACTGCAACAACTGATAACCTTGCCTGCATCGCATTCCATTCTACAACTGTTGCACGTGCATTAGGTAGCATGACACCTTTGTATGATAGTGGTTCAAACGGTAACGGTAAGCCAGAGTATTTAGGTTCAATCTTCAACATGGAAGTAATGTTAGGTTCTGCGATTTTAAGAGCTGATATGAAAGGTGTTGCTGCATTGGTTCAAACTTGGGTATCTTAATATTAAATAAATTATAAACTAAAGAGGCCTACCCGCTATAATGTAGGTAGGCCTTTTTTAATACTAAAAAATAAATGGCATTACCAAATATAAACTTTGTCAAAAGCACAAGCGGTTTAGGTAGAGCATTGCCCGGAACAGATTACATTTCGGGTTATGCACATTACTATCCAAGTGGTGGCACATTACCAACTGGCTTCACTTCAAGCGACAGAATCAAAAAAATATTTTCAGTTGCAGATGCTGAAAATTTAGGAATTACAAATACATCATTAGGGGCAACTGCTTCTACTGCAACTGATACAATCACAACTAAATTTACTGCTGGCGATACTTTTAAAATTACTTGCAATACAATAGATGGGGTAAGAGCAGGAGTGCCAATTACTTTGTGCGATTTTACTGCTGTAACTGCTGATGCTGTAAGTATTACTACAAGCGCGGATAGAATAAGTTTAGAAATAAACGCGGGAACACAAACACATGGTTTTAGTGCTTCAAATGCAGTTGGTGTTGTTACTATTGTAGCACCAAAAAATCAAGGTATATTTTTAAATTCAGGCACACCTTATGTTGTTACAAAAACAGGTGCAGTTGCTCACACATTAGTTCAAAATGTTGTGGCAGGTGTTGCAAGTTGGATTGATACATTACATTACCACATTAGCGAATATTTCAGAATACAAGCTAAAGGCGAATTGTATGTTGGTCTATACGAAGAAGAAGCAAGCACATACACATTTGCAGCATTAACATTAATGCAGAGTTATGCAGTAGGTGCTATTAAGCAAATGGCAGTGTTTGAAAAAAACGTAGCGTTTACATCAGCGCAATGTGCAGCATTGCAAGCTATTGCAACTGCAAACGAAGCGGTTTACAAACCGATGCAAATAATGTTAAATGCTGAAATCAGCGCAACAGGAAGTGTTGCTACATTAGCAGATTTGTCAACCTCAACTGCTCCAAATGTAAGCGTATGTATTGCACAAGATGGCGCAAACGATGGTGAATACCTTTACAAAGCAACTGGCAAAACAGTTGGTGCGATTGGTGCTATGTTAGGCGCGGTTTCTTTAGCAGTTGTAAGCGAATCAATAGGATGGGTAAGTAAGTTTAATATGGCATTAGGAAGCGAATTAGACACTATCGCATTCAGCAATGGTCAATTATATACTGCGCTTTCTGATAGTCAATTTGAGAGCTTGAATAACTACTCTTATATTTTCTTACGCAAGTTAACAAGCATCACAGGATCGTACTGGAGTGATAGCAAAACAACTGTTACACCAACAAGCGATTACTCTACAATCGAAAACAATCGTGTTTACCAAAAAATTACACGTGTAGTTAGAGCCAATATGTTACCTGCATTAAGTTCACCATTAAGAGTGAATGCAGATGGCACACTAACCGCAGGCACAATAGGTTATTTTGAAACATTAGCAAACAATCCATTAGTTCAAATGGAAGCCGATGGCGAATTGAGCGCACATAAAGTTATTATTAATCCAGCCCAAGATGTTTTAGCGACAAGCACATTAGAATTAACATTGCAGAATGTTCCTTTAGGTGTTGCAAGAATCATTAAAATAAATGTAGGCTTCGTAAAATCAGTATAAAACATGGCAGCAAATGGACTACCGTTAATTAACGGCAAAGCGTATGAGTTCGCAGATATTACTTGCATCATACTTGGAACACCAATCATAGGTGTAACCGCAATCGAATATGGAGAAGAGGATGCAACCGAAAACATCTATGCAACAGGTCGCTATCCTGTTGCACGTGGATACGGTCAAATCACACCATCGGCAAAGGTTACAATATTAATGAATGAAGTAATGAACATTGTAACGGCCGCACCAAATGGTCGCATACAAGACATACCAGAGTTTGACATTGTTGTAACATTTACAGATGCTAATTTGATTCCTGTTGTTCATAAGATTCGCAATTGCAGATTTATGAAAAATATGATTGCTTCTGCGACTGGTGATACATCAATTCCGATAGAATTAGATTTAGTTGTTTCACATATCGAATTTGTTTAGTAAATTTGTCGAAACCAAATCAAAAAACAAATGAATAATATTGAAGAATTAAAATCAAAGTATGCTGGTGTTGAAATATACACATTAACGGTATTAAACAGACAAGGCGCACCTATTACAATTTACTTGCGTGAAATGGATAGGATTGCTTACAAGACCGTTAGCGCGTTAATTGCTAAAGATGAATTGATGGGTGTAGAATCGTTTTTAAGAACACTTTGTGTTGAGGGCGATGTAAATGCTATTATCAGTGATTTT